AGTGGAGACTGTTGCACACTTACAAAGCGAGCAACAAGTTGAATCACTAAAAGCTAAGATGTCTGTTATCGAAGAAAGAGAATCAGCTATTCGCAAACGCGAAGCAGAAGAAACTCTACGGACCAAACATCCAGACTTCGAAACAATTAAGACAGACGAGCAGTTTCACGACTGGGCACAAAACCAACCTGAGCAAATTCAAGATTGGATTTATAGTAACCCAGACAATGCAACTTTAGCGGTCAAAGCTATTGATCTTTATAAGTTGGAAAATGGCATTAGTACAGAAGCAAAGGCTAAGACAAAACAGTCACAACCCCAATCTTCGGCAGCGGATTTTGTATCTACTAAAACAACTACAGTAGATGCCAAGCAGCCTAAGATTTGGACTCAGCGGGAAATCGCTGCTTTGTCTATGGCGCAGTACGATAAATATGAAGAAGAAATCGACCAAGCCATAATGGAAGGCAGAGTAGCTCCATAATTTTTAATTTTTTTTTGTCTTTTAGGAGAATATAACAATGGCTAAATTCCAAACTGGAGTCGACGGCTCCGCAACAAGTAACTTTGACTTAGGCGGTACTAATCAAGGTAATGGTTACTTCTTACCAGAAGTCTACTCGAAGAAGGTACTTAACTTCTTCCGTAAGTCTTCTGTAGTAGAAGCAATCACTAACACAGACTACACGGGCGAGATCTCAGCTTTCGGTGATTCTGTAAACATCATCAAAGAACCTACAATCTCAGTATCTGCTTACACTCGTGGCTCAGACACGGCTGCTACTCTGCTTACTGATGCAGAAACTCAGTTGGTTGTAGACCAAGCGAATGCTTTCAAATTCATCGTAGATGATATCGAAAGCAAAATGTCTCACGTAAACTTTAAAGAAGTTGCAGCATCTTCTGCAGCATACTCTTTGAAAGATGCGTTCGACTTTAATGTAATGAAAGCAATGATTGATGGTGCAGGTACTTCAATCGGTATTGATGCTGCTGATGGCGATACCGTTGCTAGTGATCTATCTACGACTACTACATCTATTGATATTACAGGTGATGTAGACCCTCTAGATTTCATGGCTCGCTTTGCTCGTGAACTTGATGAAGCTAATGTTCCAGAAGAAGGTCGTTACTTTGTAGCAAGTCCAGACTTCTATGAGCAACTGTCTCAGTCAAGCTCTAAGCTACTATCTGTAGACTTCAACGCAGGTCAAGGTTCAATCCGTAACGGTCTAGTATCATCAGGCAAACTACGTGGTTTTGATATGTACAAAACTAACAACCTCACCGGCACCAACGCGCCAGACACTGCTTCTGGTGTAGTTCTTGCAGGTCACATGTCTGCCGTAGCAACCGCACAAACTATTACAAGCACTGAGGTCCTACGTGACCAAGATAGCTTTGGTGATATTTGTCGTGGTCTACATGTGTTTGGTCGTAAAGTTTTACGTCCAGAAGCGCTATTAAAAGGCTTCTACACAATCGACTAATATATAGTCAAATAGTGACGAGGGGTGTCAAAGCCCCTCTGATCTTTTCCTAAAATAAAAAGGCTAAACAATTATGGCAACAACCTTCTTAGAATTAACTAACGATATCTTACGAGAGCTAAATGAAGTTCCTTTGGATTCTTCAAGTTTTGAAACTGCTCGAGGTATCCAAGTACATGTTAAAAATTCTATTAACCGTGCTTACTTTGACATAATTAATCAAGAACCGCAGTGGCCTTTCTTGTCAGTAGCCACAAGCGGAGACGTTGACCCAATGTACGGAAATGTATCTGTATCTACAACAGCAGGACAGCGTTGGTATAATTTAAAAACTGACAGTACAAATATTAAAGACGACTATGGTTCAGTAGATTGGGATAACTTCTATATCACTACCGTAGGCGTAACAGGCGAAACAGCTCCCTATGTAGGAGCCAACTTACGTTTTACCACTACAGAAGACTGGAAAGATAATGTAAGAGTTTCAGAGAATTTAGATGATGCGGAAGATCAGTCGTATGGCGAACCTAGCCGCGTTATTAGAAGCCCAGACTCTCGAAAGTTTGGGCTTAGTCCAATACCAGACAAAGAATATAAGGTCTGGTTTTTTGCATATAATCAACCAACAAAATTAGTAAATCATGGAGATACCCTTGTGTTTCCAGATATGTACTCTACAGTGCTTACAGCACGAGCAAGATATTATGTGTGGCAGTTTAAAGACAGCCCACAAGCAGCAGCATACGCCCAAGAAGACTATAAAAAAGGTCTTAGAAGTATGCGCTCAAACTTAATAGAACCAACACCCTCTTATGTTAAAGACGATAGAGTGAGATTAGTTTAATGCCAAGCACACAACCGTTTAGTGTCTCGTGTAAAGGTGGGTTAAATACAAACCTTAATGAGTTTGAAATCCTATCTAACCCCGGACTAGCGACAAAACTTCGTAACTATGAAGTAGACCCCGATGGCGGGTACCGTAGAATTAACGGCTATGTTCAGTATACACAAGCGCCTAACAATACAAACTTCGATAAACCGATAAGAGGCTTACAAGTATATGCAGACGGTGTCTTATTTGTAACAGAAGGCGAAGTATATTTCTCGTACGTAGATGCTACCGAAAACGTACAGAACATACACTTACAAGACACTACAGGGGGAGAAACTTATACTGGTGCTGAATATACAGCTGAAACCCATCAATCTCATCAAGTTGAATTAGAACGTACTAATAACGACAATCAAGTACAGTTTATAGCTTTTGAAGATAACGTAGAGCATGGTCGAGTTATTGTTTGTGATGGAGCTAATCTGCCGTTGCTTATTACTATTACGGGTTTAGGAGACTTTGATAGCTCTGGAACTCGTACTGTAAATATTAAAGAAATTGATGTTGATGCTAACGGCAACTTATTTCCATCTGTAGGAACATTTCACAAAACTAGGGCGGTACTAGGCGGTGATGTAGAAAACCCTAATACACTTTATTATAGTAATGCAGGCGGTGGAGTAACTAGTATCACACCTACCCATTATGACGGAGACATTGTACTAGATGAAAAAATCGTAGGCTTGACAAGCTTCCGTGATGATGTTATAGTTTTTTGCAGAAACAGTATATTTAAAGTTATAAACTTAGGCGACGCTGAGAATGAAGCGGTAGTTCCTATTACTAAAAACGTAGGTTGCTTATCTGCAGGAAGCATACAAGAAATTGGCGGTGACTTGCTTTTCTTAGCCCCCGATGGTATTCGTACAATCGCAGGTACAGCAAGAATTGGTGACGTTGAGTTAAGCTCTGTAAGTCGTCAAGTACAAGCCCTCATTGCTGTACTAGCTTCGGAAGTAGATCAATATAACATTACTAGCTGTGTAATTCGAAGCAAGTCTCAATATAGATTATTTTATTCTAAAGACTCAGAAAGCACTTTAGATTCAAACGGCATCTTAGGAACTTTAACTGCTAACGGTTTTGAGTGGGCAGAAACTCGTGGTATTAAAGCTTATGCTCTTTCATCTGATTTTAATAATAAAGGCATTGAAATTAAATATCATGGTGACGATAAAGGATTTATATACTTCCACGATAAAGGAAAATTTTTTCATCAATTAGATGAAAACGATAACTTACAAGAATCTAACATTAATGCTGTATATGAAACGCCTAACTTTGATTTTGGCGATTTAGGAACTCCAAAGACTTTAGAATACGTAAGGCTCTCTATAACGCCTGAAGCAGCAGCAACAGTTAAAATGAATATTATTTTAAACTCTAACGACATTAACACCCCACAGCCCGGCACGTTTGAGTTTCCTACAACATCTAAAGGTGGTGTTTACGGCATTGCTGTTTTTGATATCAGTTTATTTGGAACAGGCGACAGTGAAATAATGAAAGCGTTTTTACAGGGAAGCGGCTACACAGCAAGCTTCCAAATACTAACAGAAAACCAAGATACTCCGTACACTATTAACGGATTCTATATTAATTACGCCCCCTCGACTAGGAGATAGTAAATGTCTACAGGATACACCAAACAAAGCACTTACGCAAACGGTAATGTAATATCAGCTACACTGTTTAACAATGACTTTGGAAAACTAGAAGACGCTTTTTCATACAGCACAGACCCAAGCGAAACTGGCCACGCACACGACGGCTCTTCTGGTCAAGGTGGAGCTATTGCTAAAATTGGCGATCCAGATTTCAACAACAAAATTCAGATTGACGGAACCAATAATCTTATTAAATTTTTTGTAGAAGTAGGTGGCAATACATCTACTGAAATTTTAAATGTTTCTGAAAATGCATTAATTCCTGTAGCTTCTAATGTCGATATAGGTACTGTAGCTAATCCGTTTCTTGCAGCTAACATTACTACCGTAACTTCAACTGATGTAACGAGCACCAATGTAACTTCTACTACTTTAACTGTAGATACAGACACGCTATATGTTGATAGCGCTAATGATAGAGTAGGTATAGGTACTACTAGTCCTGCACAAGCATTAGACGTTGTTGGAAACATTAATATACAAGGCACTGTGCCTACACTGGTATTTACAGATACCGACCATAATCCTGATTTTAATATTATAGGCGGTGGCGGTAAATTACTTTTTCGGGATGAAACAAACTCTACTACACGTATGCTTATCGACTCATCAGGCGATGTTGGCATAGGAATAAACCCCTCAGCACGACTGCACGTTAGCCACAGTATTAGCGCTGACACTGGTATCCTTACCAATAATAATGTTAACGGAGCACTGGCGCGAGCGTACGTAACTGCACGTAGCGATAATGGAGAGATAACTTTAACTGCAACAGCTAGTGATTATACAGGTGTCTCGTCTTGGCAGGACTCAGGAGTTCTATCAACCGACAGCGATTTATCGGGCGGTTTAATTCTACACGCAGGAACAGACGATATTAAGTTCCAATCAGGCGCAACGCACACGGAACTTATGCGTATTACCTCAGCAGGAAACGTAGGTATTGGTACTGAGAATCCTGGTGCAATGTTAGATATTGAAAATACTGATTTAAATAATCCTGTAACACTAAAAGTCAAAAATCTTGCTGAAGCAACAGGTGACACTACTCTTCCTAGCTCTGAACTAAAATTAGAAGCTGACGGAGTTACTGGTACAATAACTGTAGAGGGCGTAGGAAGCACAGATAGCACTCTTGGAAAAGTTTCAATAAACGGCACGGTCGGTAAACCTTTAACATTCGGAGCTGGTGTCAATGAATTTGCTCGATTTGATGGCGGAAACTTCTTAATCGGACATGAAGCAATAGGCACGGCTCAATCCGAACAAGGAGTAGTGCTCAGCGGTATCGGTAGGGGATACTTTACCTCAGAATCAACTGCAGCCGATGCAGTGCTACAAGTAACCCGTTTTGATGTAGACTCAGCGAATGAGTATATTTCGTTCGACTATCGAGATACTACTAATAATCTGGCAGGCTCATTAGGCGCATTACAGGTTTACGCTACTAATGGTCTAGGGCTTAGAGTACAGAATCAAGCGTTTTTATCCTCTGCTACCTCTACTCTAACCTTAGGTTCTCAGAATTCAGAAATAACACTAGGCGACAATTTACTCCCCAACCCGGCCAACGACGGGGAGATTAATTTAGGCTCAGGTAGCAGCAGATTTAACAGGCTTTACCTCGCGAACAACCTTCAATTATCGAGCGATAGTACAGACGCTGATCTCCAGTATATATATTTTAAAAATGAGGATTCCAGACAAGCCTACATACGTGCTGACTATAGCGCAGCAGAAGCCGGTAATGGAACAGGCATTACAATAGCTACAAACCCAAGTCAAGGTATGAGTGTCGAGCGCTTAAAAATCTCTGAAGGCGGTGACATTACTTTCTTTGCAGAGGACGGCACAACTTCTGGTATCTTCTGGGACGCAAGTGCGAAACAACTAGGCTTGAACACGACCAGTCTTGTTTCTTCTTTAAATGTAGACAGCGCTGATGCTGATGCTAGCTTAGCTACGTTTGGCTCAGTAACACAAACAGATACTTCGCGTATCAATCTAAATACTGATACAGCCGCAGCGTCAAGCTTTATTGCTTCTTATGGTAGCGCACACGCAACCGAAGCAGGAAACATGACTATCCAAAACACGGAAACAGACGGAGATTTATTCCTTGTTGCAGGCGGTAACGAAGGAATCCGTATTGATACTGATGGCAATGTAGGTATTAAAAACAATGATCCTTCAGAAGCTTTAGATGTTACTGGAAACATCGCAGTAAGCGGCACAGTAGATGGTGTAGATATAGCAACATTAGGAGCTAACGCTATTGTTGATGGTGACTTTACTAGCGACGGATTTATGAAGCGCGATAGTGCAGGTGTTTATAGTGTAGACTCTAGCACCGTCTCAGGCAAAGCAGACTTAGCAGGTGCTACGTTTACTGGACTTATAGAAGCAGATGGTGGTCTTCTTATTCCCGAAACTTTTAGACTTGAAATTGGAAACAATGATTTTGGAGGGGATAATACTTACTTATCAACAAATTCTAGTGGTGTTACAGACTTACATTCTTACAATAACTTCGTTATTTCATCTGCTACCAACTTACAGCTATCAGGTAGTGGTAACATACCTTTAGTTAAAGGGATAAAACTTACGGGGCAAGGCGACTACGAAGTAAGCCTTCATTACGGGCAAGGTCAAGAAAGATTAATAACAACTTCAGATGGTATTACCGTTACAGGAGACATCTCCCTTTCAGGAACAGTAGACGGTGTAGATATAGCGGCATTAGATACAAACAAAGCAGACCTATCGGGTGCTACGTTTACTGGCGATGTATTATTTAACGATGGAGTAAAAGCTAAGTTTGGTACAGACAGTGACTTAGCGATTTATCATAATGACAGTGGTAATTCAATAATTGAAGACACGGGTGAAGGAGCTTTAGTATTAAAAACAAACGGAAGTGCGTTTGCGGTCCTGTCGGATGAAGATGAATACATGATAAATGCAAGTAAAGACGGTGGCGTTACTTTGTACTATAACAACGTGTCGCGATTAAATACAACTGCGACTGCTGTTCAGGTTGGAAATATAGACTTTATTGTAGACACAGATACGCTGTATGTTGATGCTACTAATGATAGAGTAGGGATAGGCACATCAACGCCTTCTGAAGCCTTAGACGTTAATGGTAACATTAAGGCATCTGGTACTGTAGCTACAGGAGGCTTTACACTTCCAAGCACTGACGGTACAAGCGGACAAGCATTAGTAACTGACGGAAGCGGTAATGTTTCTTTTGCTGACGCTACAGTAGACATCTCAGGCAAAGCAGACCTATCGGGTGCTGCGTTTACTGGCGATGTAACAGTAGCCGGCACGGCAGCTATAGGTGGAACTGTAGACTATAGCAATATATTAGGCAGAGACAACAACAGTGACTCTACACTTATAGTAGACGCAGGTAGCGCAGGTCAAGCTGTTAAAATCTTTTCATCTAACAGTTTATACGGTCCTTCAATAGTAACTGTTAGAGATACCAATGTTAGTGATGACTCTAAGCTTTTTACATTGCAAATACAAGGTAACAAAACTAATGTCCCTACTACGTTCTCTTCTATATCATCAACTGTTACTGACGCGGGTAATACTCAAGCTGAGTTAAAGTTAGATTCTGAGACTATTAAACTAGAAGCTTCAGATGTTACAATAACAGGCAATTTAGCAATTGAGGGAGGTTTCGATTTAACCGATTTACCTAGCGAGATAGGCGAAGAAACAACAGAAAATTTACACAGCAGTACAGCATACGCTGTTTGTGTTTACGATACTGCTTATGATACAGATGGAGGAGCTTGGAGAAATAAAACAGAATACCATTCTTGGTATCTTGAAGATGCTGATGCTACTTATAGAAGCTCAACTAAAAAGTTCCCTAAAAAAGTAGCTATAGATATTCGTGGCACTGGTCAGATCTACATTTACGATTTAACTAAGCCCGGAAACCCAATGTGGAAAGTTATACCTCCTGCTAATTACCATACTGCTAGCAATCAGACTTATTATTATAGCACTAATAATAGCTATGGTCAAAATTTTCTACAAGCAAAAAATGGAAAAATATTTTTAAAAAGCAGCCACTCTACTGTTGACAAGGGACTCATTTATGATTTTGCTGAAGATCAAATAGTAAAATATGTAGGATCAAGTAGCGGAGCTTCTAATACTATTGAAATATGTAACTCAGGAAAACTAGGGCACGACGATACTCTACATGTAGACAGAGTAATAGACTATGGAATTTCTTACAGCGAAAGAACAGACGCATCGACAGGTTACGTAGATTTTAATCCGTCAGTATTTACCAATGAGACAGGAGCTAAGTGCGGTCTTCCAAAAGCTAGTGTTTATTTTGGCTGTGTAGGAGCAGGAAGCGGTAGACATACTGAAGTCTTCCACAACGAAACAGACGAGCCGGGACTTCTCTCAGTAGATAATACAACAGGTCTAAGAGCAAAAGCTATAAGAGTTGTGGACGGTAGAGTCTTTACGATGTTAGAGAGCAATGATAATAACACATACTTAGTGGGTTACAAAGGTTACGGAGTTGCCCCGGGCGATCAGGCTAACAACGGTGGCATTGGCAACGTGTCTTTCTATCATCAAAGCCACACTGCGACCACATCACAACCGAGCAACACTTTAGTCTTTCCTCCGCAAACAAAAGAAGGATATGCTATGGACGAGCGAGCTAAAGCGTTCATATCTACAAATAGTGATAATTCTAAAATATCTTTAACAATGCTCATGGACCATATATTTAAAAACGGAATAGAAGATAAAGAGGAAGACTCTGTATATTCTATAATTCAAGCAGATAAAATATCTGGGTGGACTACCGATGTTTCGGGATCAACTATTATATTTAACGATAAAAAAGCAGGCAGCACTACCGAAACGATTAACGATAGTTTTTCTTACGGGGCGTGGCCTTACACTCAAGGAAACAAAGGATCTTCTACAAATGTAATTGTCCCCGGAGATCAAGCAGATACTAATAATGTAGAAAGAGTTAACGTAGCTACAGGCAACTCGTTATCTGGATATACAGCAGATACAGGAGCTACAAATAACCCAGTAGTTACATGGGATGGTTACTCCAACAACAACAACATAGCGGGCGTGTGCCTTTCGTTTTGGATTAAAAAAACAAGTAACGACACTGGTTTTGACATTATAACTATAGGCGACGATGACGGGAAACAAACACTTTTAAATGTAGACAGCAGTAATGGCGTAAACTTATTCTATAAAACTACTGGAACTACTTATTCGACTGCTGTTTTAAGCAGTGCAGCCAACGCCCTAACTAATGGCGAGTGGAACCAAGTTATTATTACAGGACATGGGCCGACATATACTACGTCCACTACTACTAACAGCCGTTATAACGACAGGCTTTCTTTGTATGTTAATGGTAAATTAGAAGACACTACTTTCTCACAAGACATAGATATAGTACACGGAACTGATGGCACAAAAATCTATATGGATTCTAATTACACATATAGCTTGTTTAGATTTGGAAACTCTGGTAGGCTAAACGATGAGGCTATAGTTCTAAAAATCTATAACGAAGAAAAACAACTTTTTGATGCTAACCGAGATGTGTTTTTAGAGTCTAACGACTTGGCTCGCTTAAGCTATAATAAACAAACTAAAACCTTAGCGTTTAGCAGCGAATCAGAATACGCTGAATATTCAGGAATTGTAAAACAATTCAAAACAACAACAGGTAATTTACCTAACTCTAGGGCAATACATAGCTTTGGTCCAGATACAATTGGTGGAGGAGAATAACATGGGAGTAAGTTTAAAAACTTTAAAAAACGAAATTAGTATTGATTCCCAGTTTGCTGCACAAAAGAATGAACACGAAATAAGGGTAAATTATAAAGATAGTCAGTTTACTGGAACATCCGCAAGTGATTTTACAGAAGGTACGAGTGGTACAAATTTTGACCTTTATTTCGGCCAATATCGACTATATTCTACGACAACTGGCATATATGGATCTCAAGTCTATACATCTTTCGAAACTATCCCGGGTCAGTATTACACATTCCATTATGATTACGTTACTCGGTTAGGCTCCACTAATATACAAATGGGTCTAGTATCAGAAGAACCTAGTGATCCTACGACATGGACGGAAAAACCGTGGTTAGCGACGTTTAACCCTTTACAGGATCAAGCTATAACATTTAAAGCTCAAAGTGAAATTACTTATTTTATTGCGGCCCATTTTTCAACAGCTAATAATACTGATTATATAAGGTTTGATAGCTTAAGAATAATTCCGAGTGAGATACCTCAAAATTTACAAATTGAACAATTTAATATCAGAACTCCTAGCACT